TGTTTGAAAATACCCCGGAATATTTCACTGGCCATTCCTACTAAATAAACCGGGGTATTTTCAAACAATACCCAACCACCTAGTTTTTCCGGCAAGCCATAGCGAAAACGAATGTAATCGCCATCGATCCAGCCGCCTTCAGCGCCGTATTCGGTGTTTTGCTTGTCGATGCCCGGTTTAAGGGCGAGTCTAAAATAAGCCATGATCAACCCATAAATAGTGCAACTTCAGCTTTGCGGCGACGCACCAATCCGGGCAGTTCTTTACCCCCGGCCTTGGTATACATCATAAAACCCTCGGCAATTTTTTCCAATGGTTCGTCCCGCAAAATTCGCTGCCGAAGCGTAGATCTTTGAAACCCGCCCACGCCTATGTTGTAGGAAAGAGCGATGCAAGCGTCAAACAAGCCTTGACGCCCAGATAAATTAGGGGCATTTCGAAGAACACCAAGCTCAAAACTTCTGAGGAGATTCTTGAAGCGTTCCTCCAGTTCTGCCTTGGGCCATACCCGATTGTGTTCTGGTGCAAGGGGAAACTCCTTTCTTAGCATTCCGGTATAGCCTTCTTGGCGTATCAGCGGTAACTTAATTTGTTCGTGATGAAGCATCTCGCCCCAGCCCACGCTCCACAGATGCGCCGGGCACAGGTAGGGCTTATCCCGATAGCCCTCAAACTGGTGCATTACGTGGATGCCGTTTTCAGACGTTTTCATTTCTTAAACGACTGCGACCCAAACCAGAATGCGATCACCGATGAGAAAATGATGGCCGAGTCCTCATCCCACAGAATTTGCATGGCCTGGTCAAAAGGCACCCCGGTTTTCCATGCGTAGAAAAACCCAAAGATATTCACAAAAAGCAGCATGCAAAACATACCGTAGGTGATGACCGGACGAACAGAGGCCCGCATATTGATTACCCACTGGGAGGCCCCTTTTCCAATTTCTATGTCGTGGGCATACAGAGCTTGTCGTTCTTGCACCGCAGTCTGCATGGCAATCTGGTCTGTTCGGATTTCCTCGACCCTGGCCTGAGCGGCAAAACCAGCAGCCATCATTTTTAGTTCCCGCTCGGTCTGCATTTGAGCTAACTCCAGCTCATGCTTTTTATCTGAACGGTCTTGAAAGAAATCTAAAACCTTGGGCAGACCGCCCATCAAAAAGGAGATAAGAGTAGAAAGGAGGGTAATCATTTTTGGTTCTCCATATTCACGGTGTCATCACCCTTACGAACGGTAACCTTGCCATCCTCAACATCCACCCGCATGGGAGGTTCCTTCTGGTCTAGTCTGGCAATTAGATTCTGGATCACCTGAAACTCTGGTTTTTCTTCTTTGTCCTTGGTGCCGGTAATCCCGCCGATCATGGATATCAGGGCCATAATAACGCCAGAGGCCATACCAACAATCGGGGTAAGTGCCTCGGAGGAAAGTTGCATGGCTGAATAAATCACCATACCAACCATAAGCACGATAGCCGGGATACCTATAACCCCGATGACCTTACTGGCTAACTCTTTTGCTGTCTTTTCCATCACCACACCTTTATGACTTTAAGGATAAAATAAATAAACGCAGAAGCGGCTATTAAAACCAACCATTCGTTTCTACTTGCTACACGATCTGAGTCGTACTCCTTTTGCAATTCTTTTCTTTCCTTGCGAAGTTGTACTTCTAGATCTTCCACTTCCTGTACTGCCCGTCTGCCAAACTCTTTTTCAATAATTTTGTAGGCGTCGGTTTTTTGACGACGTATGTTTGCCAAAATGCGATACTCGTTTATGGCATCAATAAACATCATGTCCCCGCGCCGCTGAACCTCTTGTTGCTTCTTGCGCCACGCCACGCGGGCACGGGCCTCTTCGTCCAGAAAAGCGTTTACTTCTTTGGCCGTTTCTTTGATGTCACGCCCAGCCTTGATGGCTTCTCTAATGCCGCCAAGAGCCCCTTGGACTACTTTAGACGGATCAACGGGATCGGGTAGTTGGCTCATTACCACCAAGTCCATACAAAAAGAGACAGGGCAATACCTCCCGCTAAAAGACCCAGGAAAGTAAATGCCCAAAATCCCATCACAGCACCAAGATTATGAGTGCCGCAGCAATAACCGCTGCCCCAAAAAGAAAGATGTTTCGGCTAACTACTTCATCTTTTTTAGGGTTTGCGCTAACCGGGCTCTCTTGCCCAGTTTGCCCGGTTTTTTTGCTGCGGCTGCGAGCTTTTTTGCAGGAATTGGTTTTCCTTTCTTTGCTCCCAGCGACTTACGCAGCGAACCAGGCTTTGATACCGCCTCTTTGATCCACTTTTCAGCCATGTTTTTCTCCTCAGGCGAACTCTGTCCATCCGGTCAGGATGTACTTGACGCCAGATAACGGTGGGTTACCACGATGGGCCCACGGATAGTTTGAAGGAAATATTACTAATCGACCCTTTTTAGGGGCGACGCGCATGGACTGGTACAAAAATTCTGTTTCCCCGCCTTCCTCAACATCGTTGAGATAGAGGATGTACACGCCAATGCGAAACGCGTGAGACTTGGTTCCGTCTTCGGAATGCCAAACGTGGTATCCACCACTGGGCAAGGTCTTTTGGACCTTGTAAGTATAAATAGTATGCTTATCGTAATCCAATAAGACACTGTAGTTTTCTAGATATTCTTTATAACATTGGGACCAAAACTTGTCATTAAAGTCGCATATAAAATTTTGTATATTCGGGTAAGAGAAATTTATTTCCGAATAGTCAGCGGGATTTAATATCGTAGAGTCATCTTTTTTAACACGTTCTTCTTCCGGGCGGGCGTACGTACGGTTGTTCTTTTGGCACCACTCAAAATATTCAATGAGTTGGTCGCACATCTGCTCCGAGATTGCGTTGTCGTATATGCCAACAAAATTTTGATACGTTGATTTCATTTGAATGCCGGCCCACAAACCCAGACAACGATGGTTCTACGAATTCCGCTAGTAACTGGGGTAACCCTATGCAACACATAGCTAGGAAACCCAACGACTAACCCCCTTTGCTTCAACACTTTTGTTGGTGTAGACATAGTATACAGTTCCAAGTCTCCACCTTCATACTCTTCTGGATCGCTTAATTGAAGCACCAGGGAAAATTTTCTTGGCGGCGAAGATGTCCCACTTACACCGCTATCTGTATGCCAAGAATAGTGTCCGTTAGTAGAACTTTCGTAAACCGTGTATTGAAGATCCTCACTAAACCCATATAGGTCAAACTTGTAAAACTGACCGTTCAGTTGCCTAGCAATGTATGCCAAGCGATCGTAAATCCATTGAGACTCAGAGTTCAAACCAATCCAAGCCACCTTTGACTCTCGTATCTCAGAGATATCTTCTTTCGTATCTACAGAACCAATAGTTCCTTTATTTACTGGTAATGAATCGCAGTAAGCAACTAATTTTTCAAGTTCCTCCGAGCTAAACCCATTTTCCCAAGTAGTAAAAGGATGCTCTGAAACTCCAAATGTAGGGGCTGGGGCAAAAATGTAGTTGGCCATTACTGCCTATTCCAGGAAACTATGACTTGTCCTGGAGTGACTCCGCCCCCAACCGTGACCGTCACATTTTGTCTAGAGTTAAAGTTCGTGTTGGTATTAACCGTCGGTGCCACATTAGAGCCAGGCTGCCCTGCTCCTCCCGCTTTCCCGGGCCAGGTATTTGGTGCGGCAGCGCCAGGTTGCCCAAGAGTTGCCCCTGTGCCGCCAGGGCCTTGACCTCCTGGGCTTCCTGGATCTCCCTGTGTTCCAGGATTTCCATTTTGACCGTCTTTCCCAGGCCAAAAACCAGGGGCAGCGTTTCCAGCGCCCCCTGCGTTTCCGCCTCCCCCTCCGCCAGGGGAATAAACTGTAATGTTTCCGGGGTTTGCTGCCGTTAACGTCCAGGTATTACCCGGGCCCCCATTGCCGCCAGAACCTCCACCGCCAGTATTGCCCGATCCTCCGGGACTTCCGGGGAAGGTTCCAGTATCTCCGGTATTAACAAATGCAGGGCCAAAAGCAAGTGGTCCTTGGTACCCGCTTGAGCCACCATTACCAAAGGATCCAGCATCTCCTCCTGGGCCTGCTACTCCGTTGTTCCCATCAGTTCCCGCGTTACCGGGTTGACCAGAAAAGCCCGTCCCGCCCGGTAGTCCAGGATTACCCGCCACACCCGCCGGTCCACCAGCCCCTCCTGGTCCACCAACACCGGCTGTTCCGCCCGGGCCGCCAGGTAAAGGCGCAGCAGAAAAGTTTATGTTCCCAAAAGCTGAGGGATTACCCGCATTACCTGGAGTTCCTGGCTGCCCAGCAGTTCCTGGCGTCCCAGAAGGTCCGGTTGCTCCTACGGTTCCGTTAGCCCCATCTTTTCCTGGCCAAGTATTCGGGGGATTCCCCCCAGTAGCGCCCGTGCCACCAACTCCGCCCAAAGTCCTTCCAAACCCAGCACTGCCCGAACTCCCGGCATTTCCTGAGTTACCGGACCCACCCGAAGCAGAAAAATTTCCTCCTCCGCCCCCGCTTCCACCACCGGGAATGCTTGCTCCGGGGTTTCCTGCGGTTCCTGCAGAACCTCCACCGCTAGAGTTATAACTAGCTGTTCCAGAAGCGATTGGAAAAAGCGTTCCGCCACCGCCACCACCTCCCCCGCCCCCGGGAGTTCCAGAGGATCCGGAATTCCCCGGGTTGCCGGCAAGACCACGTGGTCCCCCCAGACCTCCCTGGCCCCCTACGCCTCCGGGGCCACCTACTCCATTAGTGCCATCGTTTCCTTTAGCCCCGCTTTGCCCAGGTTGACCGTCCGTTCCCGGCGCTCCGGGAGAACCAACATTACCTGCGCCAGAGCGGGCTGCAATGGAAGCCGTGCTTACGCCGAATGGAGCTTCAAAGGTTCCACTAACGTTGAACGTGACAGAACCCGCAGGAGCAATCGTTCTGCGTAGTTCAGATCTAAAAGCCAAGGGCATATGACTACCCTACTAAGCGTTTTTAACCGCCAACTGCACAAAGTTTCCGCTTTGCAGATCAGCGACCGTTTTTGCAAATTTGCGCGGATACTGGGACGGAGCAAGGTCCATATCAATTTCTGTATATACAACAAATGGAAACTTATCAAAAGTTTCTCCGGGCCACCAAGTGCTTAAGGCGCTAAATAAGTTTGCATGCTGTGAATCGTCTGCATACATCATCAGCCGAAACTTGATCTTGTTATCCGTTAGGAATTTTTTCATTTCCCAACATGCCTGTGCATCTTCGGTAACTGCAACATACAGATCAACATCATCAATTTTAGTAGTAGCCATAAATTACTCCATTACGAAACGTCAGCCATGGCAAACGTGCCAAACCAAAATGAACCACCGTTAACGGTGAAAAAAGTAAGTACATCAATATCGTTAGCGCCGGTAGATAGCGTTGGCGGTAAAGCATTTGAGTATTTTGCGTTGGTAAAGGTTGCGGTCCTGTTACCTACGCCGTCTTGTCTTAAGATTATCGTCACAGAGCGAGAAACTCCCGCAGGCGGGGGATTAGTAAAAGTAAACGTAACGTTATTACCGAGCGTTATATCAAAGATGTTTGACAGAGAAAGGTCTATGTCATACGTAGTCGTAGCAATAGACGCTGTTGTAACCTCTTCCGAGTAAGCCTTTAAACGGCCTGTGTATGTTGTACTGGTCAATGCGCCGGTGCCTGGAACATATGTTAGTCCAGCAGAATCACTAATCGTACCGCTAGCACCGACAATTGCCACCCGGCCAGAAGTCAGCGTTGATCCACGCAGGCC